TATTTCTTGACTTTGATACAGAATACTTTGTTGACGAGAAACCTTTACCTAATAACGGGTTGGCTATTTCTGGTTCTGGTTGGTGTTTTAAACGTGATACACAGGGGTTTATTCCTGCTATTATGGAATTATACTATAATGAAAGAAATACGGCTAAAAAGGAAATGCTTCAGTTAGAGCAACAGTATGAGCTGACTAAAGATAAAGAAATGGGTAAACGTATTGCCATTTTATCTACTATGGAGCAGGCGTATAAAATTGGTATCTTGAACTCAGGTTATGGTGCGTTTGGTGAAGCCAACTTCTTGTTCTTCGATATTAAACTTGCTGAAGCGATTACGATGTCTGGTAAACTGGCGGTGTTGTGGGTAGGTAAACATGTATCTAAAAAAATTAATCAAGTTTTAGGTACTACGGGCGTTGATTACATTTTGTACAGTGATACAGATTCTATTTATGTTGCGTTAGATAACGTTGTACAAAATTCTCCCGTGAAAGATAAATCGACTGAAGATATTATTAACTTTATGGATATGTTCTGTAAAAATATTATACAGCCTACCATTACAGAATGTTATGATAATCTTGCGGCTTATACCTACGCATATGAAAATAAAATGTCTATGAAGCGAGAAGTATTAGCTGACGTTGGTATTTGGCATGGTAAGAAAAAATATGTACTTTCTGTGTGGGATTCAGAGGGTGTTAGATATGCTAAACCTAAGAAAAAAGTCATTGGGTTGGAGTTGGTTAAATCATCTACACCAATCAAAGTTAAAGAGTCGTTACGCGATTCGTTAGATATCGTATTGTATGGTAAAGAATCTGATTTACAAAAACATGTGTCTAAATTTAAAGACCGGTATAATTCATTTACAGCTGAAGAAATTGCTATTCCGACTGGGGTTAATGGGTGTAAAAAGTATGCCGGAGATTCTTCTGTTTACTTATCTGGTACTCCAATTGGTGTAAGGGCGGCGCTATTATACAATTTCTATGTTAAACAAAAAAAGCTAGATAAGCAGTATGAGTTGATATCAGATGGTAATAAAATCAAATATTTGTATCTTGATAAGAAAAATCCTATTAAAGAAAACGTCATTGGGTTTAATAACGTATTACCGCCAGAGCTAGGTCTACACAAATATATCGATAAAAATACGATGTTCACTAAATCGTATACGAATTTAATGGATATTTTAATTGCGCCGTTAGGTTGGACGGCTGAAGAAAAAGCGACACTTGAGGATTTTTTCTGATGAATGAATTATATTATATTTTACAAGAAGAATGCGGCGAGGTTATCCAAGCTGTATCTAAGATTTTACGGTTTGGATATGATGATGAGTATAAAGGCGTTAAAAACTCAACGAGGTTAACAGAAGAACTTGGGGATTTATTGGCGATGATATATCTATTAGAGGAAAATGATTTAATAGATTTAGAGGAAGTGTTAAAATGTTCTGAAAAAAAGTTTGAAAAACTTGAAAAGTGGTCTAACATAAAGCGCAAGAAAAGATAAAATAATGCCCGAAACCTTAACCGGAATCGGGCATTTTTACACCTACGAATTAGCCTGTTGTAAATGTGCTAGGGATAGGTAATGCAGTGACAGCGGTTGAAACAACTTTGTTAGATGCGGCTCCACTTGTAAACGGAATAAAGTTCAAAGAACCGTAAAGTAAAACTGAACCAGCTACACCATAAACAGCTCTACCAGTTCCAGTAGGGATTTGGAATGCCACGTTACCTATAATAGCAGTTGAGCCGGTTTGGTTCAACTTGATACCATTAGAGTTAGCCGCTGAATTTGTTATAGAACTATTTGTTACTGTAAGTGTTCCTGTACCATAAGCTTCTACACAAACGTCGCCATTTGCATTCAATTCAGAATTAGCAAAGGCTAATGATGCACCAGAAGATACAGCACCAACTTGAGTTGCTCCACTTGTTTCTACGTTAGTAAAATCCGCAGTTCCCTTTGAGATTTTGAAACAGTAAACGTCACCAGTTCCAGTATGAGATACTTTAAGGTCTGAACCATGGATAACTGATAATTTGCCATCGCTTGCGCGAACGCCGGTGTTATCGGCTAAAATACCATAACCACCAGCATCAGTTAAAGGGGTTGTGCCGGTTTGATTACCAGAAGCAGTTAACCATAAATCTTTAACCATTAAACGTTGCGCATTAGCACCTGTGAAATAGATAGCGGCTTTTTGCGATGCAGCAACAATAGTTAACCCAACAATGGCAAAATGATTAGCATCTAACGCAGAAGTTGTTGCGTTAGAGCCGTTAATCGTTACTGTGCCAGATAAGTAAATTGGAGTATGGATACTGCCTTGGTTACCAACTAGGAATACGTGTCCACGAGTTAAGGTGACATTTTCTGTAATAGAACTTTGAATCACAATAAAAATAGGGTTAACTTCACCTGATAACAGCGTCCCAGCCGCTATTCTAGCTTCTATAGCGGCTTGCGCGGCGGCTATAGTCAAAAACGGCTTAATGATTGAACCTGTAGCTGTATATGTATCTGTTCGTTTTGAATCAACATAAAAGTTGTTTGTTACAGGATAGTCGTTAGGCGTTACCGGTATCCCAGAAGGATCTGTTCCACCCTGCGATGTACCGTCAGATAATCTTAAAGCGCCGGTTGCAGGATCGTAAAATAAATCACCTGTATTGCCTATGAAAGTAGAAGCAGTGCTTCCACCTAATTTTTCACTGTACACACGATATACGGTGTTTGTCATTTTTATTCCTTATTGGATTGATTATTAAATTCGTTCTTTTCTTTTAACTCTAGTATGACGTTAACCTTTTGGTGTAGCCTTATCATATCATTTGTCATATATCCAACTCTTTTGTCGAGCTTTCTATTATAGTATTACATTCCTCAATAGCAAGTAATATTGTGTTCAAAATAATTTTATCGTCAAGAACACAAAATAACCGGCGGCGGCGCAAGATACTATAGGAAATCCAACTTTCGAAATTATACCTAATAAACTTGTGATGTCGTCCATAACAGTTTGACCTTATTAAATTATTTTTAATTATTTATAGTAAAAAAAGCTTTACTTTTGGAAAAAAGCGAGTATAATAGATCTTAATGAAGTTAAACCTTAATGAATTATCTGGAGAGTGTAAAATGACAATTGAACAATTATTCTTAAACAAATTCCCTAATGGCTATTTCGCTGAAAACAGCGCTTCGTTGGGCAAAAATTATAGTTTTATCCGTTTGGGTTTAATCGGTAAAACTGAATTGTGTGCTAATAAAATTCGTGAAAACGATCCTATGCACACTGTGCTATCAATTCAACAAAACGATGAACAATTTACAGTAAAATTAATCGCGGGCGGCTTATCGCTTAACCCTGAAAAAGATTCATATTATGCGATGAATACCGTTAAATTACCCTTCAGAAAATTTACCGCTAAAAATGAAAAAGATTTATTGAACAAAATGGATAAGTTTTTTGACAAATTGCGTTCGTTTGTTGATGAAAACAAAGCTGAAATTTACCGAGTTGAACAATACCCTGCTGGAATAATTTAAGGAGAATAAAATGTTAGATTTGAAATTAACCGGCGCTATCCTTACTATCATAGAGTCAACCCATACTTTCAATGAAACTGATAAAAGATTCTGGTACTATAATATTGAAACATGGTACAAAAATCGCAACGGTAAAGAACATGAACCAATTGATTTAGAATGCGACCAAAATTGTATTAACTGGGTCAAAAAACATTATTTTCCAAAGGTAGGCTTATGAACGATAAAATTAATGAATTTAAAAATAAAGCCATGCGATATTATAATCAAATGGATGCGTATGGCAATTCTTATGGTCAAGGTAAAAAATTTGATGAAGAACTTTTTGCTCGATTAGTTATTCAAGAATGTTTAAATATCATTGAGCAATATCCTATTTCTGTAGGTAACAGTCCAGTTGGTGAGTTAGCCGCTGATTTGACTTATGATGCATTAGAACGGATTCGCGATATAATTAAAGAAACATTTGATGTAAAATAAAACTTTACTTTTTACTCCTGCACGCGTATAATAGCTTAGTCGGGCGTGAATTGAGGTTAAGCGCTTAAAAATATTCTATAGGTACCAATATGAAAGTATTAATTGATAACACCGTTATACCGCCTGAAGAAACTATCGTAATTGATGATTCTGACGTTTGGGATATGGATATTACCTTATCTAGAATTATTCATCCTATGTTAGTTAAGTATAAGGAAACAAGTACAGGCTACCCTAGCGCGTTTGCTTCTGAAGAATTTACCGAAGAAGAAAATAGAAAGCGCTGGGACGATGTGCTTGATACCATGATATATGCGTTTAAAGAATACCCTACACATCAAATGCACTTAGGCGATGATGTTAAGGATACAAAAATTAAAGCTGGGATAGATTTACTTGCTAAGTATTTTTACAACTTATGGGATTAAATTATGCTGACTGTAGTAGAACTAAGAAAGAAACTGTTTTTCTTAAAAGACGTTGATGAAACTGATCCAAACATTAACTTAGCGGAATTATGTGAACTGTATTTTGAGGATTTTATAGGCGGTATTACCTTAAGAGAATTCAAAGTCAGATTATTTGATTTTATGAACGAGGATATGAAAGTTGATGAGTCTGTCCTTATTAGATTAATTAAACATAAACCGGCTAACAGGGTATTCAAATATGGATGATATTAGAGAGAAGTTTGATTCTATTTGTAATCAGCTGGCTACCGAAACGACGCGGCTAAAGTGGAAAGAAGAAGATGTTGAACGGGCGCGTGAACGAATACTTAATCTTAAAATTGAAAAGGCTATTATTGGGCGTGAAATAACTCTTGGAATGGTGAAAGATGAATAAAGATATAGTAGATGAGATTCTTAATAAAATAACGGCTATTATTTCTTGGTCGGAATTGAATGATTTATTTAATGAGGTTCTTAACAATAACCTTACACAAAAGATATTTGATTTTGATAAGATTGATGAAAAATTAATCTGGAAAGACATTGATCCTAAGTTTAGATACCTAGCGTTAGAGCCAAAAACTGGAACCGATTTGTTTGAACTTTATTACTTTGTATCAGAACCTACTTATTGTTATGGAATATGGGACACTGATGAAGAGTTTATTTGTGATAGGTTCAGATTGTATAAAAGTAAATTAATTCCTGAGGATACACTGTTTACTCGCCCAGCTTTTAGAACCAATTCCTTACTAGCATAAGAGGTTAAATAATTATGGATGACTACAATTACAATACACCGTATCGCGAAAAGGCGTTTCCAAGCGAAAATAGTGACGGGATGAACTTACGCGATTATTTCGCGGCTAAAGCGCTTCCCACTATCATTGCCAGATACGAAAACTTGAATCAAAACCACGACTACATAGCAAAATTGGCTTACGGTCTTGCTGATGCTATGTTAGCCGCCAGAGGAAAATAAATTATGAAACTTGAAAGTACAACTAAATTACAAATTGTTTGGATGGTTAGTATTGCTGTATTGCTGTATGTTGTCATAGCATTAGGAACATTGTATTATGATTATGAGCATTTTGAAGAAACATGTAAAAAGTTAGGCGGTATCTATACGCAAACAGAACAGGAGAAACTGTGTTACCAATTAGAAAAACATGATGCAACGGCTTAAATCATTTTTGATATTGAGTATGATTATTTTTATGTTCATATTAGATTTTATCACTTTTTACAAATCTGTGTACACGACAAAAAAAGGACAATATGGTTATATCTCCAGTATCAAATCCGACCCTAATTAACGCCACTATAAATTCACTGAGGCATCTTGAAGCAGATAACTTACAAAGCGTTCATATGAAATACGATCTAATCAAAGATGCTGATATTAAGTTTGATATTCATAAAGTGATACATACTGCCGCTATAGCTAACCGGTTAGCAGTAGATATTCAAAACACTGATCCATTTTGGATAAACAATGTGAATTATGTCGCGTCGTATAGTAAACATAATTATACACACATCTAACGTCAAAGCCGGCTTAATAGTCGGCTTTTGCATACCTAAAATAAAGCTTTACTTTTCATAAAAATATAGTATAATAGTTGTTCTAGTTAACTATAACTCCGGTGTAAATATTATGGCTATTAAAAAATCCAGAACCGAAAAAAACAAAGAACTTGTCGAAAAAATCATCAAATCTGTTAAGGGTGTTGGTGAGCCGCAAATCAATATTCTAAACTACAAAATGACGTTAATCCAAGCGCTGAATTTTTATAACGCATACCACTCAAATAAAGAGTGTAAAAAGTGGGCTGTTGAGTATATTGCTAAAAACGATAAATCATTAAAATCTAAATTAGATGATATTCCAGATTACGAGTTTCATACTATAGGCGCGTTGGCTAGAATTTTATCTAACGGTGCTATTCTTGAAGATAGAGAACTCAGTTACATTAAAACCAAAACTGAGGAATTGCTACAGTATGTTCCTATTGAACGGGTTGAAACTCATGCGGCGGTAGGCGTTACCCAAAACGTTCAAGAAAATATCAAAGCCAAAGTTGCTTCTGAGATTTCTATATTTGAGGACGAGTTGGATGAGTTTATTAGAAGCGGTTATCCAACTGCATACCAGTTTAAATATAATTTGGTAGGAAAATCTCCTGCGGTTATTAAAGGATTATCTGTTTATCTACAAAAATTGAGTGTTGAAATTAAAGAAGCATTAGCCGGTAAATGCGAACAGCTGAATGAATCTTACGCAAAGGTTGGTAAGGCTAAACTAAAATCTTATTCAAATTTACTGGATAAAATGATTAATTCTTGTGCCGTTATGACTGCACCTAAACCTAGAAAAACTAGAACCGTCAAACCTAAAGTCGCGCCGGTTAAACCTGCGAAAGTTGTAAAGGTAGCCAAAGCGCCTAAACCTGCGCCTGAACCGGTTAAAACTAGAAAACCTAGAACACCAAAGGTTAAGCCTGTTGTAGCACCTGCGCCTGCTAAAAAGACCAGAAAACCAAGAACCGTTAAAGTTAAATCAACCGCGTCATTAGCCAGTTTTGGGGTATAATATGAAATCGCCTTATTTTGAATTTATTTCAGCAATAGCAAAAAGAGCAGGGGTTAGCGAAACGCCTTGGGATATCCTAGAATATTATGATGTAACAGAAGAATCTTGGATAAAATGTAGTTTTATGCCTTCATTTGAAATACCTAATCAACCCTATAGAATAGCATCTAAAGTTATAGATGTGAATGGATTTAAGGTTGCTGACGGTTTGTACGAGATACCTGATGACGTGAACGCCGTGTATTATTACCCATGCTTTAGTGAAGAAGACTTTTATGCATGTTGTTATTCTGATTGGTCGGGAGCGCCTATGCTACTTAAATTAGGACTTATGTACTTAACTGAAACCGGCGCGGTAGATAGAGCGAAAGCTATGCTAGGTATTGACCCAAACACTTAACCTAAGGAATTTATAATGAGTGACTTAATTGTATTGAAAGGCAAAACAAAATCTTCTGAAGAAAAATTAGAAGAAACTAATAAAGAAATGCTTGAAGATTATTTCGAATACATGAACGAAATGTCTGATGATATTGAGCACGTTTTATCTATAGTTTATACTAAGGGCGGGCAAATGTTGATATCATCAAATGGGGTTGATGCTAAGTCAGCACTTTGGATGGTTGAAGAGTTTAAGTTGAATTGTCTCATGGGAACTTTTGACCCATACGAATCAGATAAGGATTAAAAAAATGATTATTATAGATTTTTCGGGTTGTGCGATTTCAAACATTTTAGCATTTAAATCTGATTTGCAGAATTCGAGTGATGAAAAAATTACGGATTTAGCGCGGCATACTATTTTGTCGACGATACTATCTTACAAGAAAAAATATGGTAAAAAATATGGAGAAGTTGTAATTGCTTGCGATGGAAGAAAATACTGGAGAAAGGAAGTTTTTGAACACTATAAGGCTAACAGGAAAAAAAGTAGGGATAACTCTGATATTAACTGGGCGGGTTTGTTTTCGGCTTTGGAAACTGTCAAAAAAGAGTTATCAGAAACATTTCCTTTCAAAGTCATCGAAATTCAAGAAGCTGAAGCGGATGATATCATCTCAGTCTTAGCTAAGTGGAGCCAAACTAATGATATCGGTGATTCATTTTTTGACGCCGACCCTAAGCCGTATATGATTATTTCAGCGGATAATGACTTTATTCAACTTCAAAAATACAAAAATGTGTCGCAATGGAGCTATATGACAAAAAAGGCTATTGTTGCTACACAAAAAGAAGTTAAGGCTAAACTGCTAGAACATACGGTCAGAGGTGATGGTGGCGATGGTGTGCCGAATATCTTTAGTCGTGACGACTGTTTTGTTAATGGCATTAGACAAACGCCGGTATCAAGAAAAAGATTAGACGAATTCCTAGAGTTAGGGTATGAAGCTTGTCGTAACGATGAAGAACGTAGAAACTGGCAACGAAACGAGCTATTAGTTAACCTTGATAAAATTCCAGAATGGGTTGAAACTAAAATTCTAGATGAGTTTAACGGGTTAAAACCTAAGTGTGATTTGAACGGAATTATGGAGTATTTTATGAAAAATAACTGCAGATTGCTGTTGGACGAAGTTGAAAGTTTTAAATGACTTTAGCTGTCGTGCAAAATGAAATAAACTAAATAATATATGTTAAACTATATGAGATTCAAATGAGCCAACAAACTATCCCAGAGATTTTGAAAGACATTAATTCTGCTAAAGATACTATAGCAGCCTTGAAGCAACACTTAGATAATAACGCCTTAAAATTTATTTTTGGCTATGGTTATATCCCGAAAGCATTGTTCTTACTTCCGCGTGGGGAATGTCCTTATAAAGAGAACGTATCACCAATTGGTACGACTCCAACGAATTTAACCTATGAAGCTAAAAGATTAGAAAAATTTTGTAATCCCGCTGTTAAAAGTGCACGTAGAGAAATTTTGTTTATTCAGACTCTCGAGAATATGCATAAAGACGAAGCGCGGGTGTTAGTATTAGTAAAAGATCAGATTCTTGAAACTGATTATCCAAACATCACTCTTGAGAAAATAGTTGAAGCAGGGTTTTTCCCTATGCCACATTTCCCTGAGGGATACGTTAAACCACAAATCATTAAACCAAAGAAAGGAAAAAAAGATGCTATCTTACAATGAATTCAAGGAAGCGGTATTAGCCGAATCAGTAGAGCAATTAGACGAATTATCTAAAGGTACGCTTGGTTCTTACATGAAAAAATCTGCGGACAGCGCGTTTCATGCACAAAGAGATATTGAAGGAGCTGCTAGAAAACAAAGAGCAGGTCTTAACAGTTTTAATGCTAGTAAAATTAAAAGCGGCGAATCTGATGAAGAAAAAGCTAGAGCAACTAAAGCCAAAAGAGTTAAAGGTATGAATGTTGCGTACAAAAAACTTCAAAAAGAAGAAATTGAAGTTTTAGAAAGCCTATTAGCTAAATTAGACGAAGAAGAATTAGATGAAGCGTTTGCTGTTCATAGACACGGTGGTTCTATCGGAAGTGGTGGACCAACTCATGTTAAAACGCATGAAACTAAAGAAGATGCCGCCGCCCACGCTAAACGTTTAAACAAAGGATTGTCTCCTGGCGAAAAGAAATATTATGGCATCAAATACAAAGTATCTGAAGTCAAAGGTGTTAAAGAAGGCTATGATGTTATAGAATATTCATTAGAATCTTTAGACGAAGTTCACGTTAGCCAAAAAGATTGGGAAGAAGACCAAGCTTTAAAAAGTCGTCCTTCTAAATTTGATAAAAAATACAACGGCAAAGCTGACGAAAAATCTAAACATTATGTAAGCCAAAAAGACTGGGAAGAAGATCAAGCATTGAAAAGCCGCCCGTCTAAATTTGATAAAAAATTGACTAAAGAAGAAGTCGAAGTTTTAGAAAGCCTATTAGCTAAATTAGAGGATTAAGATGTTAACATTTGCTCAATTCAAAGAAAAGGTATTAGCCGAATCTTCTCTGAATGAAGGACTCAGTAAAGAACAGCTTCTTGCGATTAAAAAACATTATTCTAACCATGACAATATAATGGCGGATATTGGCGATTATGAATATTATAAAAAACATAACGACAATAAATCAGCAGAATCTATTGCAAAAAAATTAAAATCTATTGCAATAGATGATAAAGTTATATTAGATGAATCTTCTCTGAATGAAGCTGCTACATTTAGCAAACCAAAGGGGTTTGTTCAGATTAGTAAAGATGAACATGATGCAATTCTTAAAAAGAGACTTGATCACGAAAAAGAACATGGTACTAAGAATTTTAGAGAAGTTCTATCAAAAACTGATAGTCTAGGTAAAAAATCAAGTGCAATGGTTGCAAACGACGGAGGTCAAGTTGAACATAATCTTCCAGGATTAGTTGCAATTCATGATGCCAAAAAAGGTACTGTCAAATATTATAGACAACCAGCTGGTGGTCATGTTAAAGAAGACCTTGATGAAGCACATAAAATTGGAAATAAGGTAACTATTCATAAAGGCACTGGTGCAGGAATTACCGGTCATATTGGAGAAATTAGTAGAAAATTCAAAGGTGATACGGATCCTACTTATACAATTTTCCATGGCGATAATGAAGCCATTACTGCAAGCAAAAAGCAAATCAAAGCTGTTAAAGAAGACCTTGATGAAAAGTTTGCTCACCCAAACCATAAAAAATTAGACGCTAACGGTAGCGGCGAACTTGATGCTGAAGATTTCAAATTACTTCGTGCAAAGAAAAAAACAGCCGCCGGTAAACTAACCAAAGAAGAAAACGAAGTTTTGGAAAGTTTGCTTGCTAAGTTAGATGAAAAATGCGCTATGAAACCTGTAAAGGAAGATGACGCTGAAGACGATACCGAAGAAGATGATGACGAAGAATGCGACGAAGCGTGTGATTCTAAGGCTAAAAAATAATGATTTCTTTTCTTCAGTTTAGAGAGCTTCAATTAGAAGAAGCTAAAAAATGTAAACAAGAAGATGTTCAACTGAAAAGCGATGAGACACTCGAAGATCCTGATGAGTGTCCTATTGGACCAGGAAAAGAATGTCTGGTTAAAAACAAAAAGTGATTCAAAATCCCCGTTAAATAAGTTAATACTTCAACGGGGATTTTTATGAAAGCGACAAAAATTGAGAACATTAAAGGTGATATTATCGTAGCCAGTTATGGTGTTTTATCAACAGGGGTATCTATTCCTTCTATTGATAATATTATATTTGCATCTCCAAGTAAATCTATGATTCGTGTGCTTCAAAGTATAGGGCGCGGTTTGCGGTTAAACGAAGGAAAAACTATATGCAATCTTTATGATTTATCTGATAATTTATCTACGGGTAAAGGACACAGAAACCATACTTTGAATCATTTTGATGAAAGAATCAAAATCTACTCTAAGGAAAAATTTAACTTCAAATTGATTCCTGTAGATTTATAACACATAAGCCGGCTTCGCGCCGGTTTTTTATTGCATAAAATAAAGCTTTACTTTTCATAAAAATATAGTATAATAGATCTTAATGAAGTTAAACCCTAAATTATATTTGGAGATTATTATGGCAAAACTGGTATCGTTTCAAGAATATATGAAACAACATCCTCAGACTAGAGGGAGTCAATTTATTGAGGTTGGTTCGTTAGGCGTATCAATAGAGGAGATTAATGTTTCAGTCTTACTTAGTTTGTTAAAAACACACCAAAAAACTAACGAAGGAAAAGAGTTGATACTAAGATGCTGGTCTGATGACGACCATTATGCAGCAACTGGTGAAATTCATAATGATATAGGCTATTACCAACAAGAACCAATTGAAGAATATACTAAAAGATGTAAAGAAATGTATAACAGATATGTTGAATTTTTTAACTATGTCGCGGATGAAGATAAAAGAGATATAGATAAAGAAATAAAAGAATTAGAAGAACGTTTGGCTATATTAAAAGGCAAATAATGATTACAATAGATGATATTGTTAACCGGCTAAACTTAACTAGAATACAGGTAGATATGGCGATTTATTCTGGTTACTTACCAAAGCCGACTATAGGGAATGATGGCTGGGAAAACAGTCATATTGAATGGTACATTGATAATTGGGCAGCAAAACTGCTACGATTAAATAAAGGGTGAACGGATGATATATTATGTGGGTGGAACGTGGTTTTTTGAGTATGAATTTGAAATTGAGTTAGATCTTGAAATTGAGGATGTTGAAGATGAAGCCTAAATTTATCCTATACTATATGGGAATAGCAGAGCTAACCGCGCAACTATCTACGGCGAATAAGCTAAAGGTCGGCGCTATCGCTGTTAAAAATGGTAGAATCATTTCTGAAGGATATAACGGTACAACATCAGGTTCATCAAACCAATGCGAAGACGAAAACGGTATGACTTTCCCTTACGTTATTCACGCTGAGGGTAATCTTATCGCAAAATTGGCTAAATCTAATGAGTCATCTGAAGGAGCGGTTATTTTCTTAACACACTCTCCTTGTTTACAATGCGCTAAACTAATACAGGGCGCGGGTATTTCGACTGTGTATTACAAAACCGCTTATCGTTCAGATGAAGGCATTAATTTTTTAATTGAAAACAACGTGAATGTTATATTAGCATAAGGAGTTAATTATGGCGAAACAGTGGGAAGGCGGTAAAGGCGACAACTCTAGACCAATGGCAGTGTCTAGACAGAAGTTTGAAGATAATTGGGATAGAATATTCAAGAAACCCAAAGAAGAACCTAAAGAAGAAAAACCGGTAAAACCTAGCGAGTGATATTATGATTATTGCATATGCGTCTGACTTACATAATGAATGGGAACCCTATACTATCCCAAAAAATACACCTAGTGGTGATGTGTTAGTTTTAGCAGGCGATATCTTAAATGTTAAATTGTTCGAGCTTGATGCTAATTCAGGCAATGCCGTAGAGTATGACTTTTTTGATAAAGTAACCGCGTTATTCAAAAATGTGATTATGGTTATGGGAAATCATGAATACTATGGTGGAGACCTTTCAACGTCCGTGACGACCTTAAAGAAATTGCTGAGTAAATATACCAACGTTCATATTTTAGACGGCAATACACTCGTTATAGATAATGTGTTATTCATAGGCGGTACGTTATGGACGAACTTTAATGAAGAGAACCCAGCAACCCTATCTACGGCTAACCGGCTAATTGCTGACTATATTAGAATTCGAGATAATGGTGAGCTTATTTCCTCCAGCAATATATTAGAACGGCATAAACACTTTGTCAAATGGGTGACCCAAGTAGATAAAATGGGATATGATAATGTTATATTAGTAACGCATCATTCTCCATCCTTTCAAACTACTGAAGATAAATATAAAGACTATTGGACTATGAATGGACTATTTGGTTCTAATTTAGATTCTATGCTTAGTATGTTTGATTATGCTATTTTTGGTCATCAGCATAACCCAAAAACGCCCGTCGTCAATGGGTGTAAGTTACTAAATAATTCTCGGGGGTATCCCTTTGAGGAAACTTCTATCGGCTTCACCTTTAAGCGAATTATATTATGATTATTCTAAAATGTTCTACGTTCTTGAATAAGTTATTCCAAGAACATGTATTTGATTTGGAAAATAAAACTGTTAGCGTAGGAGATAAAAAAGCGCCGGCGGTTTTTGAAGAAAAGCTTTTACCAACGGATGGTGAAACTGTAGCAAAGGGAAAGGGTTGGGCAAATTGGAATAAATGCTTATCGAACAGTGTGTATTCCCAAGTATTAACTGTGCGAACAAATTTTGACATGGAACAAGTGATGGTAAATTATTTACAAGAAAATGATTTTGTGTATAAACACCAACGAGAGTTAGAATGCGATTACACTACGAAAGAGTGTTATCC